TCAGTTCCCTTATCAACCTCACCCACTTGTAATGCCTCCCTAACCATTTCTTCCAACGTGTCGTAATTCTCAAATTCTCCTCCGTCAATAATCTTTTGAGCCTTTGTCATTACCTTCTGTAACTCTTGTTGTTTACAGAATTTTAATGCTTTTTCCTGAACAAATGTCACACCTTCAAATGGTGCATCTTTCACTTGCTTGATTGTATCTAAAACAATCTTTGCCGCAAGTTCTTGTGAAATTTCTGACTTAGCGATTTGTTCCAAAGTGTCAAAAGATGGTGTTGACTCGTACTTCACGTAATACTCTTTAACCATCTGAATGATAATCTTGAAGTACTTATTCTCAAAGTAATTTAACTCAATAACATCAATTATTGAACGAGAAAACTCTTTGTCTATCACGATTTGATTGAGAAGTTGTAGTTGGAATGTATTACCTAAATAATTAAAATTTTTGTCAGAATTCATACTAAAATGTGTTTGTGTTAAGATAAATATTAGACCTCTAGCGGAAGTCCAAGGTATTCGTAAGTTAAATTTTCTTCTGAAAAAATGTCAGTCAAATCTTTAAGAATACTTTTCAAGTAAGGGCGTACATCCACAGTATACCTTACCTTCGGCGGATACATTTTAGCATCAAACTGTCTATGACAAATTGTCTCATCTCCAAGTTTTATGTACATATTAAAATACTCAGGTTGGTCAGTCATAGAAGTGTTCATAACTTTTGCGTCCTGCTCAATCAACGATTTATTGTCAATCATATACACAATTGTTTTCCACTTCAAGTCGTTTTGCAACTCGTTTTTAATTTGAAACATCAAGTCGTAAAGCTCGAACGAATTTCTCACACTTGGGTTGTAATTTCTAACATTATAGAATCTTTGTACGATAATAATATCGTTAAGTGTCAACAAAAATTCCATCTTCGTAATGTCCATCTCTTTCATACTTTATTTTGTTTTTTGGTTATTTTTTCTTTTCCTTTCTTGTTAATTTTAGAAATGGTTTAAGGAAGTTAATCCAAGCATTGTCGTCTTTTGGCAAGTACTTGAATAATCCGTCAGCCATCATCATCTTCATTAGATTTTTATACCCCCTATCCGTGGGGTCAATTCTTTCTTTATAAACTTCCTCAACTAATACTTTCGCTTCATCTGTAATTAGTGGGTTTCCTAAATCAATTATTTTTAGATTTGTATTATAAAACTCTTCCCCAAGTATACCATTTTTTGACTCACCAGTCAAAATTTTACCAATAATTTTTGGAACTTTCTTTTCCTGCCCGATAAGTCGTGCATTATCCAAGATTTCGGTGATAGTGCATGATTTCTCCTGCAACATAGGGAATAACTTAACCAAAGTTTTTACACCAAGCCCATCAATACCTGAAATATTATCTGACGTATCACCAACAAAAACTTTTGTTAATAACACATTTTGATGGGGAATATTAACTTTATCAAGTGATATCATATCACCTAATTTATAGTATTCTTTCTTAATAGGGTAGTAAATTTGGACTCTTTCTGATATGAGCTGTGTAAAGTCCTTATCTCCTGAGAATATGGTTATATTCTCATCTAATGCAATCTTACAATATTGGGCTATTAAATCGTCAGCCTCATTATGGGGAACTTCTAATTGTCTTACAAATACTTCTTCCAAATATTGTTTTACACGTCGTCTTTGGTGAAGGTAGGACTCCTCTTGGTCTTCACCCATCTCATTTCTTCTTTGTCCCTTATAGTTGGGGTATATCTCTTTTCTAACCGATGTATTGGTCTCACTATCCCAACAAACAATTACTTTATCGTAATTGTGTTCTTCTAAGAACTTCCGTATTGTATTAATGAAATGGTATATTCCTCCGATATGATTATTACCTGAGAATAAATCCCTAACCCCCTCATATCCTATTTTGTAGAGATTGTTTCCGTCAATTAAAAATGTTTTCACTTAACCATTTGTGTGGTGATAAAATATTGTTTCTAATTAAGTATAGTTGTTAATAGATGGTAAGTCAAACTTATTATTCTTTTTTATCGGGTGTTTTTTGAGAACCAAAATAATAAGAAAAAATCATAAGTGTCAATGTTTTAATTAAATCAAATAATTGACTATTCTGTTCATCAGATAATAAATTAATTTTGAAAGCAATAACTTTATCTACCACAAAAACACCAACCAAAGAAGCAAAAACCATTAATATAAATCTAACAAGAATATCCTGAGTTGAGTTTGAAAATAACTTATTAACATACCAAACACCCACAGATATGAATGTCATAGAAAACATAACGGCGAAAACCATTATAAGCGTATTAGGTGAGCTAAACATAGGATAGGGTTTATAATAAATATCTTATAAATTAAAAACCCTCCTTTATGGGGAGGGTTAGTTTTATTAAATTAATATTTTATTACTTTTTTCCTGATTGTCCTCAGTCCATAATGGTTGGAGATTTGTGTAATGACAAAGTTTGTATAATTCTTCTTCTGTTTTTGCAGATGATAATGGGATTATGTGGTCAATATGCCATTCTGTTCTGTTTTCCCAATTCATTCCCGGAACAAATTGTTTTTCTAAATGTTCCTTTAGTTCTTGTGGTGAACATCCTACAATTTCAAAAGTTTTGTTGTTCTTTGTTATATTTAATAATCTTGAATATTTCCATATTCTAGACCTCATATTCATTATTAAAGCAAACACAGGGTCTTTCTTTTTTCTATTAGTCCAATAACTATTGTATTTTTCTCTGTTCTCACTTATCCATTTTTTTTTCTTCTCCGCTTGGACATCTTTTGTTTTAAGATAATATTTTTTAGTTTCTTCTTTGTATTTTTCAGGGTTTTCTTTTCTATGTTTTTGTTTTAATTCTAATTGACATAATTTACAATAAGAATTAACTCCCATCAAACAACTTTCCTTTTTATAAAATTCAGACAAGAATTTTTCTAACTTACATTTACTACAAACTTTTTTTTCCATTCTCTCTATAATCTTTAAGTAATTTATTTACAAGGGATGATAGATTTATATGAAGATTTCTATAATAATTTAATAGTTCAGGTTCTAACGCAACCGATACTTTTGTTTTTTTTTCCTCTTCTTTTTTTAATACTCGTCCCATATATAATAAATATCTCAATAATTATGAAAAGTGTGATTATTCACAAGTTTTTTTTATTCTGTTATTTCAACCTCATCACTCTCATCTAATTTAATTTCACCATCACCTCCAAGTATTGCGTTCCAATATTGTGAATACTCTTTTTTATACGCATCCAACGCTTCTTTTGTGTCCGCAATATATCCTTGTGGTACTGCAATAATTTTTGAATCTTTATAACCTAAACCATTTACGTGATTTTTAAGAATTGAAACTTTTGTTCTTACTGCATAGGATACCGTCCTTCCGTTCTTTGTTGCGGTGATGTGATTAATTCCAGCATTCTTTTGGTTTCCAAATAAAAATACTAAAGATGATGCTAACCATATTGCATTCCCACCCTTAGCCTTTATGGTCGGTTGGCCAAATGGACTATCGGGAAGTTCCACCCACGGTTGCGAAATAACTGTTAGGGTGTTGATATATGGATAATCTTCTTTTTTTGATTTAGATATTCTAGAATGTACCCCCATCCCAATTTTGTCTGATAAAACACCAGCCGCGTGTTGTTTTCCACCACCCCCATTAAACGTTAATTTACAAGGAATACTTCCAACACTATCCCAAAAAAATGCCAAACTATACGGTAAATCGCCAGCTTCTTGGGCGTCTAATAATTCATTAATATAATCAGTAACTTGTTCAATATAATCAAACGAATCATTAAATAACCATTCCCCGTCCCAAGTTCCGTCTGATTTTTTTTCAGCATTGAGTCCTAATTCTACACAGTGTTCCCAAGACCATTTTTTTTCTGTAATTATGAATACAGGTAAATGTCCTTTCTTTTGAGCATCAGCCGCCGCAAGTATCATCGCAGTGGTCTTAGATGTGTTGCTATGCCCCAAGAACATATTGATACCCCCCAATACCGGACCAGGTAATCCACAAGTATCATAAAATGCTTGTCCGCAGTTATAAAACTCGGTTTCTTTATATTTTGTTTTTGTTGAGAATTTATCCTTAATATTTGATAAGGATATTTCTTTTTTCTTAATTCCTGCCATATTATTATTGTTTTTTTATTGTATTTCTTCGTTAGGTAAATCCTCAAGAATCCAAGTTATTAATTCCTTGTCAAGTATTTCTTTCCACATATCATCTTCAAGTATAAAGAAGTCACCCCCTTTACTATGTTCGCTAACCCTTATTTCGTGTTGAACCCCATTTTCATCCTCTATGGTACACTCTTTCGTTTCCATATAGTAAACAATTTCGGGTTCTGTTTTTAATTTGTAGTTCATAAGTTTAATGATTAAAAAAGGGTGAGGTTTTATCCCCACCCTTAAAGTTTTATTTTAATTAGAATGGTAAATCACCTGATGTTTCTTCGTCCATCTGAGGGTCTCCACCCAACATAACTTCCGATGTAGAACTATCACCAAATACATAACCACCTTTATCACTATCCCATCTTGGAGTTTCTCCACGGGCAATCGCCTCAAGATAGTCAGTTTGTTTTTTAGAATAAACATCTCTCCATGTTAACTCATCCTTAACCCACTCATCAGCCTGAGCCTTTTCAGTGTGTACAGGACTTGGGTCATCGTACATAACCGTTTGGATGATTGTATAATCCTTACCTTTTGGTGTTTTTGCTTTAGCCAATTCAATGATTAAATCTCTACCTTTTTCAGGGTCGGTAACATCACCTTTAGCTCTCCAAATAGGAATGATTTTATCAAGAACTCCTTCGTTCTTATAGTTGTGCTTGAAACGCCAGAACTTAACACCTTCTTCAGGTTTATCTCTGTCAATAACTTTAACAATATAAAACTTACGTGCTTTATACTGACTCGCCAATTGTTTATCCGACTCTTTACCTGTGGATATTAATTCTTCGTAAACTTCATTGAGGGGTGAACGTTCATTGTCGTTCTTTGCTGGGTCGTAGATTTTGTTCCATTGACCACCTACTTGTACTTCGTGGAACCACGCTTCTACAAATGGGGAACTACCATCTTTGGTTGGGAGAATTCTAATTCTCTTCTGTGCTGAATTTTGATTTTGCGGTAGAATAGCTGCGAAGTATTTCTTCATACGCTCTTCCTGTGACATTTTGCCACTGCCTGAACCGCTTGACTGTTTTGATTTCTCGTACTGTGCAAGGACTGAATCTAGTGTTGACATCATAACTTAAGTTTTATTTAATTTTTATTAATAACTAAATATAAACC